GCCGGATTTGCGAACCTTCCCGGCGGAGCGTTTTCGAGGAGTCTTTGATTTCGTCATTGCGGGATACCCGTGCCAGCCGTTCAGCTTCGCCGGCAAGCGAGCAGGCGGAACCGACGAAAGACACCTTTGGCCGGATATTTGCAGTATCATCGAGTCAGTTAAACCTGTTTACGTCTGCACCGAAAACGTTTCGGGTCTCGTGTCGGGTCGGATACTTGATAACAGGCCGGACATTGTCGAGTACCTTACCGCGCTGGCTGCGGAAGAACGAAAAACTGATGCGCGCGGTCGATGGTATATTGGCCGGCACAGACAACGGCTTACCGCCCGATTACTTCAACAAGAAGGCATTCGAGCTCTCGCCGGAGTTTATCTCGACCTACACGACTTGGGTTACAAAGTTGAGGCGGGACTGTTTACAGCGGAAGAGTGCGGTGCGCCTCACAAACGGCAGCGGTTGTTTATATTGTCAAAGAAAGGAGATGTGTCATGTCAACGATTGGAATTTTCGCAGCAGGAATGGCCTGTGGGATGCTCGCACAGAGTATCATCAATGCAATATGGCGATGAACTGGCAGAGTCCGAGAGCCAACGATGCCGAGAAGCGGGGCGATATAGCCTTCGACATTCGATCAGGGCTACCAGCACAGGCGGAGAATTGGCCGACACCGAACGTGCCGAACCGGGGTCCGGAATACGACAAGAGCCGCCGTCCGAATGCCGGGGGGATAGACCTGCAATCGTCTGTTGGCCTGCCCTCCCCGGACATCCTCAGTACGGATGGGAAGAACCGAGAGTTGTGGGCGACGCCGAACATACCGGACAGGGGCGGGCCGGGAGGACAGCACAGCGATTTGGGGAAGGACTTGAATTGCAAGCCGAGAAAACTCAATCCCGCGTGGGTAGCACAGTTGATGGGCCTTCGGCCAGAGTGGATCAGCTTAGGCTCCTGGGCAACGGAGTAGTGCCGCAGCAGGCGGAAAAAGCATTCAGGTATCTGAGTAATCCGTGAAATCAGTGGTTAAGGAAAAACAAAAGACAAGTGACGAGACACGGATGGTGAGCGAAGTCGAATCCGGAGCGACGAAAAAGATCGGTATGAAAAAACATTGTGAGCAGCTTCTGATTGAGCACGCAAAGTTACGAGGCAGGGACGTTAAGGGCGGTCGTCAAGAAATGACAGTATGGATCCAAAAGGCGGCATTCTGCCTATTGCTCACTTATATAGAACGCATGGGCGAACAAAGAAGGACAATCGAAAATCGCAAATCGTAAATCGAAAATCCACAGGACAGGCAGAAAACCTTTTGGCTACTATCCTGATGAGGCATCGGTGATCGAGGTCATCAAGATCAAGCGACGCACCCGCAAGCGCGCCGACGGGCCAACGAGCTGCTCGGTGATCGCCGCAGAACTCAGGGCCGCCCCCGAGGGCTACCTCACACAGACGGGAAAGCCGTGGTATCCGCGGATGGTCAAGCGTATTCTGGACCGCATAGAGAACCCGCCGCCTCCGGAACCGGAACCGGAGGTCGAAAAACCCGCCCGCATTCAGAAAACCGAGTTGGGATCCGGCGATTATTTGACAAAGGCCGAGGTCAGGGCGTGCAGGCGGGCGGTACACGAAGATGAGGGGATACTATTCGAGACATTACTCTTATCGGGACTGAGGGCCAGCGAGCTGTGTGGGCTCCAGATCAGGGACCTGGGGATTTGGCGGGGCAAAAAGCAGCTTGCCGGGCGTGAGGCAAAGGGCGGAAAGCAACGTGGGGGCAGAGACCTGTCGGTCCGGCTGCGCAGGCAATTGAGGGAATACCTGCGCCATAGCCGGGCCGGTGCAAAGGGAAAGGACGCGGTTTTTCTCAACAAGAGAGATCGCCAATTGAAATATAGTAACTTGAGAGACCGAATCATCAAGCTCGGAGCCAGGGCGAAGATTCCGACTCTCCATGCGCACGCGCTGCGGCACACTTTCGGTACGTTTTTATACGATTATAAAAAGGACATTCACTACGTTAAAAGGCAGATGGGTCACGCATCCATCAAAACCACGGAAATATACATAGGAGTGATATCTGGTGGGGGATTAGAGCAAATGGAGGGTCTCGCCAAGACGTTCGATATCTAAATATCATCAGAAAATGCCAGTAAACTTATCAAACCGGCTTAAAAACGTCGTAAAGGCGAGTGAATATAAGGATTTAGAGTAAGGTCAGGGCAAGAATGGAGTTTTGTCTTTTTTCGGGTAGTGACAAAGAGGCCACCTGAATGAGTTGAATAATAGTAAATAGTCAATAACAAACGGTAAATTCCAAATGCCAAGGATGGCGGATATGAGTGATGAGCGACGAGCGACGAAAAAGTGCCGGCTTGTCAAGCGGTACGTGAACATTGCTTATATCGGGGGCGAGAACCTGCGGTTGCATCGAGAGCGGGTTGGTTTGTCCCAGGCGGAGCTGGCAAAGAAGATAACAGACCTGACAGGTTTCGAGGTAACGCAGCGAAGAATCAGTGAGCGAGAGTGTAGTTTCGAGTTTGCGTCCGGGCCTATGATGGTAGGGGCACTTCGGAAAATCTTGGAAATTTCCTAATTTAGCGGATTTTCGCTTAGAAACAGCGCCGAAGGTGCGCGCATACTCGGATTCAGCATGGTTAAGAAGAAAAGTAAAAAGCGCGCCCCAAGGAAAGTCAAAGGGGGCAAGGTAAAGAGGAAAAAACCAGCGAAGCCTGTAGTCCCATCAAAAAAGGCAAAAAGAAAAAAGGCCGCCAGACGCACGGCGGATAAAAAACGCTCTCGAAAAAAAGTCAAGACAGAAGTGGTGAGCAAGGTCGAATCCAAGAAGTATGACCCATCGTTTCCGGGCCTCATCAAGAAGCTGATTGTCGAGTTGGGTGCTATCAACAATCGCGGCGAGCCTTCGTGGAGCAAGATAGCCGAGGTGCTCGGCGTGACGAATGAGACGATCCTGCAGTGGCGAAAGGAGTCGGGGCCGTATTACCACGAGGAATTCGCACAGGCGTGCGTCGAGGCTATTGAGGCCGTGGATACCAGCGAGGTCCAGCGGGGCCTGATCAACGTGGCCAAGCCGCACATCGTGGTCAAGCGAATTCAGGAACTCAAGCGGACCGGGATCAAACCACCTCCTAAGAGCTGGCGGAAAGCAGATGTGCTGGCCTTTGCGAGGATACGGCTGGGCATCAAATTGGATCCTGAGCTGAGCCTGGTGGAGATGCGATTGAAGATCGAGGCGGAATGTGAAAAGGGAGGCTCTGAGAAGCTCGTGACGGTGCGCGAGGAAAGGACAGAGGGAGTAGTCGATGTGACGGCTGCTAAATTGGTTAAGGCGAACATCGGGCCGAAGAATAAGCGATGGAGAGAAAAGATTGAGCAGGTGATTACCGATGAGAAACTGTCGGAGGCGGAATGTGAGAACTTGAGGAAAATACTGGCGGATCAACAGAAATGAAATGCTTGGCGTCCATTATATTTTTTGGGCTAATTAGTATGTTTACGGCGACAGACAGGGAGCTGCGGGCTGTGGGTCCGAAACTGCTCACGTACAAACCACTTCCGGCGCCAAGTAGGTTCCACCGAAGTCAGGCCAAGAATCGATGGATATTCGGGGGCAACCGTTCAGGCAAGAGTGAGGCTTGCATAGGCTATGATCTATGTTCTTTTGCTTTGGGAATCCATCCCTTCCGCATAACGCCGGAGAATGCCACAATATGGGCGGGTGCCAATAGCTGGCCGTTGGTTGGCAAGCTGCTATGGAGCGAGAAGATCAAAGACTATCTGCCGATGAGCCAGATATCATTTCCTATAAGCTGGCATAATCGTCAGGATGAGATACCCCGGGAGATACGGCTGGTCAATGGCAATCGAATCGAGTTCAAAGCTTATGAGCAGGGTCGCAAGGCGTTCGAGGGTAGGGCCATAGACGCTTATTACGGCGATGAGCAGTGTAAAAGCGACAGCGAGGGAATCTGGACAGAGATACAAGCCAGGCTAATGGATAAGAATGGCTTTTCAGCTCAGTCGATGACGCCGATCATACCTCAGATATGGCTTGAGGAGCGGGTAGAGGATCTGCCAGCGTCCGACGAGATATTCTACGCCGATCTCAATGATAACCGCAAGAGCTGTGGCGGTTACATTGACGACACCGAAATTGACTTAATGATTTCGCAATGGCCCATTGAGATACAGGAAACGCGCATTAAGGGCCATTTCGCTTCTTTCCTGGGAGCTGTCTACAAGACCTTCAATCGCAGGATACATGTTATCGAGCCGTTCAAGATACCCCCCGACTGGCCACGGTACAGAGTGATAGACTGGGGCTTCAACAACCCATTCTGCTGCCTATGGATGGCCCGGGACAAGGACAGTCGGTGGTATGTATATGCAGAGCACTATGCTCCTCAGCAAACACTGGCGTATCACGCCAAGCAGATCAAGCAGATAAGCGGCAAAGATCGTTACAGGCTTACTTGGGCTGATCACGAAGCTCAGGAGCGGCATGAGTTCAAGCAACTCGGTATCAGGACCATGGCGGCCAAGAAGGATGTTCATCTGGGTATCGAGGCCGTGCAAGCGGCGCTGAAGGTCCAGGGGGATGGCCGGCCGCGAGTGCAGATATTCAACACCTGCAGGAACACAATCAAAGAAATGGGCGGCTACAAGTGGGCGGAGGGCACTGAGACAAAAGAAGCCAGAGATGAGCCGTTGGAGCTTAACGATCATACGTGCGATTGCATCCGGTACGGAATTTACGGCGTCGAGCATAAGGGTTATTTTTCGAAAGGGGAATTAGCATGATGGACATGCGAACAACAAAGCTCGGTACAACTTTTTCAGATCCATCAGTCAGGGCCCAGTGTGCAGCGATATGGGGGGCCGTGGCATGGCCGGGCAAAGAGCAGGCGGGTTTTGCCATTGTCGCTGCGATGTACCGGGAAGAGCATTTGGGCAACTACGATATATATCTGCTGGATGAGTTCGAGTCTTACGACGTTCGAGATCTTGTTCGTCAGTGCCGAGTGCTCGATATGAAATACGAGATTCACCTTTACGATTATCGTTATAGGCACAATGAAGCGCTCTACAGATGGGTTGGGGATGGTCAGCATGACGCAGCTTCACGGTTTATTCAAGAGATCAACAAAAGCCAGGACCAAAGTCGAAGGTTTCGCCTTCGTTCGACTCCTATCCTCGAAATGGAGCATCCGTATCACTACATGCTGCCGCAGATCAGAGAGCTACTAAACCCCAAGCGTCAGCAGTTATTTATAAAAGATAGCATGGTGTGGGCGTACTTAAACGAGATAGGTGATAAAGAGGATCAAATAGCCCATCTGGAAATTGGATCTTACCCGGCAATCGAGGCCCTGGGGTTTCTTGTTGTCGAGATGCGCAAGTGTATGAGCGTAGCGGATCAGCGGGCGCGTATATCGAATCCGGCGGATTTGGGAGTTGGGAATCTTTTAGAGGTGTGATGATGTACGAGAGACGAGCGACGAGAAACGAGATACGAATATGGGTCTGGGACCGGCAATAGCATGGGGCATAGAAACACTTGCAACGGCGGCGCCGATAGTTGGCGTCGGTGTCGGCATACATTCGGCCGTACAGGCTTCCAAGGGTATAGATCTACCGAAGCCGGCGGCGATGCCGCCCAAGACCGAATCACCCGAGGCCGAGAAGGCCAGGCTGGACATGCAGGAGCGTATGAAGCGGGTCAAGGCCGGGCGGGCGCAGTCGAGATTGACGCTGCCGAACATGTTCGGTGAGGGAGAGACAAAGAAACCGATTTTAGCGGACGTTTTAGGTTAATTGAGAATGAAGAATTCAGAATGCAGAATTGGCAGGCGTGATTTCTTGAAGTGTTGTGGAATTACGCTTGGGGGATTGGGCGCGGCACCATCGATAGCCAGAAAGCCGCCTTTTAAACCGAATAAGGCTCAGGAGCAGATCGTAGAGCAATTGGAAACGAAGAGGACCTTGACCGAACCAAGCACGATAGCAGAACCAGAATCACAAGTGCATTGGGATCGTTTCGCGTATTTCTTAGATTCGAAGGAAAGGCGTTTTACTTCAAATGTAGATGAAATTACGTGTCGGCATTGCAAGGAGAGTTACGAGCTTGAGAAGGAGCATTATGAGCGGTTGGTGAAGCGAATGCGTTTGAGAGGATTACTAAAATAATCAATAATAAATAGTAAATAGTAAATCGAAAAGATGTTCGATTGGCGTAAAAAATCCGATGAGGAGATAGTGAAGTTCGTTACCGCCCAGCAGGGCCGACTCGAAAAGGTGAGAAAATCGCTGAAGACCTTAATGGACTTATGCGTGAAGTATTTTCTGCCGCGCACGTACGATATGGCCAAGAGCCGCAAGCCGGGCGAGCCGTTCGGGATATCGTTGTACGAGGGAACGCCGGCGGCGGCGAGGAGGAAGTTTGCGAACGGCTTTGTAAGCCAGACCGTGAACAAATCGGATGCCGAGGAATCGTGGATCCACTTCGCAGCCCCCCGCCGCAAGCTGATGGAAGTAGATCGTATCAAGCAATACATGCAGGAGGCAGCCGAGCAGATGCGGTACGGCTTCGACCGGTCTACATTCTATCGCCAGGAGGCCTTTCAGCAGGAGGTAAACGATGCCGCGGTGCTGTGGGGCGTCTCGACGGCCGAGCGCGACCTGGCGAAGGACAGAATAGTCTTTCGGCGCCGCGACCCGCGAAATCACTGGTTCGCTCTGGACCGGTTCGGTGACATCGACATAGATCATTTCAAACACAAGTTCACCGCCAAGCAGTTAGTCGAACAGTTCGACAAGGGCCGGCTACCCAAGAAGGTAATCGAGCAGGTCGAGCCGCCGGCGGGCATGGGCAAGACGGGGGACCCGTTCGCCGAGTACACGGTAATCCAAGGCGTTTACGTCAACGGCAGTATTATTAACGGCAGCAAACACCACGACAGCAAGCCGTTTATACAGTTCTTCGTGCTCGAAGGAACCGGCAAGACGGAGAAAAAAGAATTGATAGCTATCGAGGGCGTTGACTGGCGCCCGAGCGTTCTTAGGATCGGCGAGCGGTTGCCCAGCGGATATCCGATCTCAATGGCGGCCGATTCGCTGACGGCGGCCACTTACGGCAATACGTTGAGCAAGCACGCCCTGATAGGCTCTCACGCAATGGTGCAGCCGCCGAAACTGATCCACGAGAACCTGAGAGAGCAGATAATACGGAACCGGCTTAACCCGGGCTCGAACACATATACAGACGATTTCGAGAAAGAGAAGATCGAGTTTTTGACGCAGAAGATCGACCCGCGGTACCTCGAGCAGCTGCTCGACAGGAAGAAGGATGAAGTCGAGGAGTGGTTCTATATACCGTACTTTCAGGCGATGCGTCGTCACGCGGAGGGCCAGCCCCCAACGGCTACACAAATTAACCAGGAAGTGGCCGAAAAGGTCGCGCAGATGACACCTATCATCGAGTCGACCGAAGATGACAGCCTGGAGCCCAAAGTCGATATCGTATGGCGGTACGAAACGGAGGCCGGACGCATGCCCGAGCCGCCGCAGGAGTTGTTAGATGAGGCAAGGGGCGGTCGGGTGAAAATACTCAACAGGTTTAACGGTGAGCTTCGTCATCTAAAACGCACTTTGCGGCAGAACCAGGGCATGATCGAGTCCCTGGCTATCATCAAGGAGTTCAAAGATATATGGCCGGTTTCGCTCGTTATCGTCAAGAGCAAGCGACTGCTCGAAAGGCTGCTGACCAACAGGATCGGCCAGGACATGATATTCAACGATCGAGAGGTAGCGGAGATCGAGAAGACCCTGGCCGAGGCGCAGCAGCGCGAGGGGCAATTAGAAACGGCCGAACGGATGGCAAAGTTTGTCCCGAGCATAACCAAAGACGCGGTGAATCCGCAGTCGCCGGCGGCGCTGATGGCCGGAACGGCGGCGGCTTGAAATGAGAATTTAGAAAGCAAAAGGAGAATAAAATGGCAGATCAAGCGACTCAAACAAAAGAGACGGGGCAAGCGGCGGGCAAGGGTCACATAGATGATCGTGAAAACCTCAGGAACATCGACATTCCCGATGCCAAGGCCGCAAAAAAGCCCGTGAAAGGGCCCGTATCGCCTGAGGTGCAGGCGGAGGGCAACTTGAGGCAGTATATCAGGCCGGACGGTGTGTTCATAAAGGACCTGCCAAGCCTGAGGATATTGCAGATTCGCACGGGAGAAATGGATAAAAAGACCAATGCTCCCAAGATGAAGAACAAGTACACGCAGGCCGAGGCCGAGGAGCTCGTAATCGATATGTGCGAGAAATCAGGCCGGAAGATCGAGACCGACCCGGTGAGCGGCCGGCCGAAGGCCGTTCCGGGCTGGGACCTGAAGATTAGAGTTCCGGGCCATGAAAACATAGAGCAGTACGCTCCGAAAGAGCCGGAGGGCGCTGCACGCGAGAAGATACGCGACAACGCTATGCTCGCAATGCAGGATGAGAACAAAACCCTCAAAGAGCGGCTCGACAGGCTGGAAGCGGGCCAAGGGCGACAACCGAAGGAAATAACACAAATGTCTGCGACGGAGTTGAGAGATTACGCCGCAGATAGTGAGATAGCCGTTCCGAGCAAGGTTGTCGGGAAGACGAATATACTGGCTGAAATCCAGAAGGCTCTCGCGGAGCGAAAAGAAAACGAAAGCTGAGAAGAATGGCCAATTGGTACCAAATAGAGGCACAGAAACGGTCGGTCGAGGAGCAAAGGCTTGCCCAGCACGCTTATTGCCATACGTTACTGAAAACCGCCGAAGGCCGGGAAATGCTGTGCGATATGCACCGTCGAATCTCGAAGACAAAGATTCAAAAGACAAACGATCTGGCAATGGCGCAGTTGTGGCTTGAGAGCTTTTTCGACGAGACGATCCAGTTGTGCGGTGTGACCGATTTGATGGGAGTTATCGAAAGGTTCGAGGAAGTAGCGGAAAAATACGCACCGGTCCCGCCCGCACCTCCCTTCCGGGCGGAAGATCACGATGAGTAAAAGAGTAAAGCCGAAGACCGGTGGTAGATGGCGCCCGGTTAAGTCAGGAAAGAAGCACGGGAAGAAATGAAGTGGATTAGAAGAATTTGGAAGATGTACTGGAAAGGTGCAACTGAGAACAATTTTCCATTATGGAAATCCATCAAATTTAAGGAGAAAGAACAATGCCTACGTTAACGCGTGAAAAGCCTCGGTATCGGTGTCACAAAGAGGTACATGCTCTGAAAATCAAAAGTATCGATGTTCTGGAGAACGGCGATGCAATAATCATGCCGGAAGATGAAGGATATCCCTCATTTCAAGTAAGTGCCGAATATATGGCCAAACACAAACCGCAAGTTGGCGGATATTATGTTGTGTACGCTGACGGCTACAAAAGTTGGTCTCCAGCCGAAGCATTTGAGAGTGGATACACACTAATTGAGTAAAGGAGAACGAACAATGAAATCATGGATGTTGACAATCGCAATCGCGGTGCTGCTCGTAGCAGCGACAGGATGTTTAGAGACGTGCCAGGATGCGCCGAACGTCGTAGTCTCGGCCATGACGGCAAGTGACCCGGAGAGCGTCCAGAACGAATCGGTTATCCGAGTCGGACTGGAGCAGGAGCTTGTCGAGGTGGGCGTCCAGACCCACCTGATAGGCGTTCACGGCGAGGACCAGTTCTTTGGCGCGTACGTGGCGGCGAGTCTCGAAGAAATGGGGATAGCAGGTCAGCCATACTTCGGCTATCAGGCCGGTCTGCCGACCGAAGACGAAGACGGCGGCTTTCACGGGCCGTTGCTGGGCACGCGGTACAAGCTGTCGGACCGCGTTGAGACCATAGTCGAGGGATGGTACAGATCATTCAACGGGCCTTTGAAAAACGCCGACTACGTCGATGAGTGGAAGGCGCTAGCGGGTTTGAGGATCAAGTTTTGATGCAGTGCAGGAAATGTAAGTCTTTCGGTGTGCCGGCGGAGCAGTCTGGTCGCAAGCAATTTCCTCATTTCGGGGAATGCCGCAGGGAGCGAGCCGGGAGCCTATGATTATGATGGCAATACCGTACAGTGGCCGGTAGTGGTAGTCTATGAGAGCGACTGGTGCCGAAAGAAATTGATCGAACATGTTTGCGCTAACCCAACGTGCAAATATAAAGGACCTGATTTTTTGAAGAACCTAATAGAAATTAAGGGACCGGATGTTAATGAAGGTGAGGTAGTAGTTCGGACTTGCCCGAAATGTGGAACGTTCTTCGGTCCTATTCAATAGTAAATAGTCAATAGAAAATCACAAAGGAAAACCAATGCCGGAAACAATCATGGACCATATCGGCTCGGACGGGACCTTTACAGAAAGTGCCGGGGCGGCGGCGAACGCTGCGCTTGGGGCGGATTACGCAAATAGTAAGTACTTGGATGATATCCCGAATGTGCTAACGCTCATAAAACGCGGTATCGACACACGCACAAAGAACACCGAGCTCAGCGAGCAGCTCAAAGGCAGTATCGCCAAACTCGGCGAGACGGCCTCCGACGATGAGAAGGCGGCTTTTCGCAAGGGGTTGCAGGTGGAGCTCGGCTCCGGCGATTCGGCTGAGAAGTACATGTTCGGCAAGCCGGAGAACCTTCCGGAAGGTCTGCCTTACAAAGAGGAATCGGCTAAGGAGTGGGCGGAGTTCTTCCATAGCAAAGGCGTACCTGTCGATACGGCCCGGGAGATAGTCAAGGCGGTATGGGACCAGGCGATTGCCGGGCATAACGCTAAGATGCAGGCCGAAAAGGCCGCGTTCGATAAGACCGTGGAGGGGATCCGCGAGAAGCATCAGCCGGACGATCTGAAGGTCCTGGGCAGACAGGCTGTCAACTTTGTCAATGCTTACGGCAGCACCGATACTCCCGAAAAGGACGCCTCAGGGCGGGACATAGCAGGCAAGGTGATCAAAGGTCTCCAGACGCTTGCGAAAGAGGCGAAGATCTACGATGCGCCGGACGATTTCGATAAGTGGCTGGGTTTGGGCATCGATCCCGGCCAGATGATGCTTATGGCAAAGATCGCAAAGGACATGCAGGCCGGCAGCCAGCATTCCGGCGTTCCCGGGGCGGGCGGCGCCACGAGCGAAGAAAAAGCCGCGGCCAACTTACAAAACGCAGTGTGCGCCCAGACACCGGAACAACAGGTCCCCATACCGGTGTAGGGGAAGTAAAAAGTAAAAAGGTGAAAAATGGCTGAAAAGAAACTTTCCGAGGTCAAGGACAAAGACGAAAAGCGGTGGATGATCGAGGATGCCGCCAGGACTATTCGTGAGTTCGGGCGCATCAGTAAGCAGCCCGATTTGCTCAAGGCCGCACAGAAAGAGCTGGATAACTTGAAGAAAGAAAGTGATGCAGCAACAAAAAAGGTGATAAACGCGATAAGCGCCAAGAGCGCTAACATGAAAGTCAAAGACGATGACAAGTGAAAAAGAGAAAAGAGAGGCAATAAAGAAAGCTATTAGTCGTGCCTATGGCGAGTATGTAAGGGCCTATAGACGGGACGAAGGGATGGATGGCGTCGAGCTACTGCCGCCGCGTGATGAGTATCCAGATATTGTCTCATATCAAACAGATAAGGTCATGGAAGCTTTAGAGAACCTTGAAAAGGAGCAGTAATCAATAATCAATAATCAATAGAAAATAATCAATCAAAAGGTTTGATCAGATGAATGGTTGTGCAGTAGAATCAAGTTTAATGGACGATGCAAAGAAGGAATATCTGGATTTTTTCACCTTCAATGGTGTTGAGGACGTTGATGACGATACAGAACTGATGTGTCCGAATTGCCAGCGGTGGTCTGGGATTATGCGGTGGAGAGAAACAGAAGTTGGATGTGAAGACTGCGGCTCACACGACGCATTAGAATGTCCGGAATGCTACAGTCCGTTTGACCATGTGTTTTGCCCGCCATTTGGAGCGCGACAAAAGCCGAAAGGAAATAATCAATAGTAAATAGTAAATAGTAAATCAATTCAGATTCCCGTCTCACGACGGCCTGATGCTTTGCGGCCAAAGGGGCCGCCGCCATTAAGCACGGCGTTAAGGTGTCAGGAGGGCCCGGGGTTGTCTCGGATTCCTCTCCGAAAAAGACAATTTTGTTCTTTTAGGGGATATTCCGATGACGACGTTAGCAATTAACCAAATGGTAACTTACATGGAGGCTGCGCGTCGGCTCGCGCCCGACGGCTCGCTCTTGGCGATAATCCAGAGCCTCAGCCAGCAGATGGAGATTTTCGGTGATGTGCACCTCGAGGAATGTAACGACGGTATGGGCCACACGGGCATAACGCAGTATTACCAGCCTGCAGGTGAGTATCGTGCGTTCAACGAGGGTGTTGCGCTGGATTCTTCGATAAGCGCCGACTTCCGAGAGGTAACGACAATGCTCCAGTCTCGATGGGCAATGGATGAGGACCTGCTGAAGCAACAGTCCAAGGGAGACAGTCAGAAGGCGGGCGCTATCCGTACGGCACTGATAATGGAGACTGTGATAGGAATGCTCAAAAATGAGCTGACTTCCCTGCTGTACGGCACGCGCAGCGACGGCAAGAGCCCTCGCGGCATAATGGCCCGAAACGATTACAACCTTTTGAGCAGTGCCTACACCCACGACAACGCCAACGGGACGGCATCGGCAACGGCGAACAAGA